CAAGCTGGCTCATTCCAAAATTGTGTTTAATTTTCCTATTTTCTTATTGGCTAATATGGGTCTATCCCGAAAGGAGATTATAAAAAGTGCAAATAAATGTCGAAATTCTTAACGATAAGGAAATAATAAAAGCCCTTGCCTCTCTCGATAGTTATAACGCCCAACATGGTATTAAAAGGGGTATAAGGAAGACTGCTAAGAAAGCTCCCCCACGAATATCTAAGTACACACGACAACACTACAACCTATCCGCCAAACGCATTAAGACCGATATATATATGCGGTCACTCTCAAGCGGTTGGGTGTGGAACGTGTCCACCTCTAGTGACCCTATGACGGTCAAGAACTTTAAACTCAAGGTAAAGAAGACAGGGTTAGAATTTTCTATTTACAAAGGTGAAAAGAGTTTTGTGAAGTCTGCTTTTATGAACGTTAATACACGCACGGGGGTTGAATTACCTTTTAAGAGAATAACCACTAAGAGATATCCATTGCGTGTACTACATGGCCCATCACTAGCAGCAATATTCCATGGCAATAGTAAGTATGGGACAAACGTGGTTGCGAAGGTTAGAGAAGACCTAAGTGGAGAACTATTCAAAGAAGTAAAGAAGGCCTTGAAAGAGATAATAAATGGGTACGGAACCTTCAAAGTCTAGGGGGTCTGGGGCGTACCCCCCCCCAAAGGGTCCTCCTGTGGTGTTTGGTGTGAGGCGGCCCCCCGTCGCAAAAAAAAGTTAGTGTCTGGGGTTTATTGGGGTTGCCCTACAAAATAACAAAATGAAAATCCTAGTGTTTACAAGGGGTTCCGAGGGCATTGTTAAAACTTAGTCAGGGGCTAGAAAAGTTATGAACAGACCCCCGACCAAAAAAAAATCAGAAATTGCTTTTTTTGACTGAAATTAGGTGGCGTGATTTAGAGAGAAGTTGCGCTTTGGTTGCCCAATTAGATAAATTACTACTAAAGTCTCTGGAGTACCCAAAGCCCCCAAATGAGCGAAACCTTAAACCCAGCGATGGCAAAGCGGATCGAAGTGTGGCCTATAGAAAAAATCGTTCCATATGAGAAAAATGCAAGAACGCATAATGATGAACAAGTAGGTCAAATTGCATCGTCAATTTTAGAGTTTGGATTTGTAAATCCCATTCTTGTTGACATTGATGATGGAATAATTGCAGGGCATGGGAGATTGCTTGCCGCTAAGAGCATGGATCTAAAGGAAGTTCCTGTTGTGGTTTTAGATCATTTATCCCCCACTCAAAGAAAAGCTTATGTGATCGCTGATAATAAAATTGCTCTCAATGCAGGGTGGGATATTGACCTTCTTAATTCTGAGATAGAGGGGTTAGATGCAGTGAATTTTGATACTTCTTTGCTAGGTTTTTCTGAAGATGAATTAGAAGGTTTAGCAGAAGATGGATGGGTTTCAGATATAGATAGCCTTGGAAAACAAGACGAGAATGTCGAAGGAATAAATTCAAAAATAACAATTAGAGTTGACCAAACTTTCAAAGAAGAAATTCAAGATGCGGTCACTAAGTATTGTGACGAGCATGACATAGAGGTTGAAATATCGTGAACGACTATCTCAATCTTCTTATTGCATATCCCTATTATTTGCAGCCGCCTACTCAAGAACTTTTAAAAGGTTCGGGAAGGCATTTACGATTTGTTCTAGACTCTGGAGCTTTCACTGCTTGGAAATCTGGCAATCCAATAGAACTCGATGCTTATTGCAAATTCGTTGAAAGTTGCAAGCCCGAACCTTGGAGATACTTTGCCTTAGATGTTATTGGAGATCCTGCTGCAACGATTAAAAATTATGAAATTATGCTCAAGCGTGGGTTTAATCCTATTCCTGTTTTTACAAGAGGTGAGTGTCCTTCAGTTTTAGAAACGTTTTACGAAACTAGCGAAGTCGTTGCTATCGGTGGACTTGTTGGAACTCTAGGCAATAAAGGTTTTGTGAAAGGAATAATGAAATACATTAAAAACCGTTGGGTTCATTGGCTTGGTTTTACAAACCTTGATTTCGTTAAGTATTACAAGCCTTATATGTGCGACTCGAGTACTTGGGAATCCGGTGCAAGGTATGGAAATATTCCTCTTTATATGGGGAATGGCAAATTACAAATGATTGGAAAGAGTGATTTCCAAGGCAAGCCGAACCAGCAAGTTTTAGATAGAATTCAGCAACTAGGTATTGACCCTTATCTCATGTCTAAGACTCAATCTTGGCATGGAGGCAATTCTGTTTCTAGGACATTATGTGCTAGATCAGGAGTTGCTCTTTCCGTTGATGTTGAGCGTAAAACCTCGACGAAATTGTTTTTAGCTTCTGCAACTACGCTTGCCGTTGAGCTACTAAAAACGTCCTTTGAAAAACTTTATCAATTCGGAGCAAAACTATGAAAGCCGTTGCGATTGTTTCGGGGGGCATGGATAGCGTCACCCTCGCCTATCACTTAAAGGAAGAATATGACACTCTTGAACTAATCAGTTTCGACTATGGACAAAGACATTCCAAAGAGTTGGAGTGTGCAAAGTGGCAAGCTGATTTTCTAGAAGCTAATCATCAAATAATAGATATTTCGGGGATTAGGCCGCTTTTAAAAGGCTCTTCGCTTACAGATGATATCGAAGTTCCCGAGGGACATTATGCAGAAGCATCAATGGCTCAAACTGTTGTTCCTAACCGAAATGCAATTATGCTTTCTATTGCTTGGGGATTAGCGTGTAGTAGTGAAGCAGATGTATTAGCTTGCGGTGTTCATGCTGGGGATCATCATATTTATCCTGATTGTCGCCCTGAGTTTATTACTGAATTGAATACGTCTTTACGAACTGGAACAGTTGGGCACAGGAAAGAAAATCTAAAGTTAATTGCTCCGTTTGTTAATTATGACAAGACTTGGATTGCAGGTCGAGGCCATGATCTCGGCGTACCATTTGAAAACACTTGGACTTGCTATAAAGGGCTAGATAGACACTGCGGCAAATGCGGCTCATGTACTGAGCGAAAAGAAGCTTTTGCCCTTGCTGGTGTCCCTGATCCTACGCTTTACGACGAATGAGAAACTCAAACCAAAACCCACTTGAGAGACCTATCTCTGAAATAATCAAGCAAAGATTAGAGGATGATGGGAAAAATTATTTTGCTAATGACAACATTCATTCGCATATAAAACCCGGAGAATTAGACCTTCTACAGAAAGAAGTAGAAGGGAAATTACAAGGGGTTCTTGAATCTTTGGTCATAAATACGACTAGAGATCACAACACGAAAGAGACTGCAAAGCGTGTTGCAAAAATGTATTGCAGAGAGGTTTTCTCTGGAAGATATTCTCGACCTCCAAGAGTTACAGATTTTCCAAATGCTAAAAATTTAGATCAGATTTATACCGTTGGCCCTATTTCAATTCGCTCTTGTTGTTCTCATCATATGGCTCCGATCATGGGCAAATGTTGGGTCGGGGTTAAACCTTCCAAGAGAGTAATCGGAATTTCTAAATTTAATAGATTAACCGATTGGGTCTTTTCTCGTCCTCATATTCAAGAGGAGGCTGTGATGATTTTAGCCGACGAAATAGAAAAATTTATAAAACCAAAAGGCCTGATCGTAATTGTCAAAGCCGATCACTATTGCATGAAATGGAGAGGCGTAAAAGAACCTGATTGTCAAATGGCGACGAGTGTTGTGAGGGGTGAATTTAGAGATAAACCGCACATGAAACAAGAGTTTATGAACTTAGTGGGGCTTTAGAGTATGGCGTATAGAAGTGGAAAAACATATGGGCACGAAATTGGGTTGAGTTGTGCTTTTAGACAACACAAAGCCGAGTCTCATTGCCATTTTATTCATGGATACGCTTTATCAATAAACATAGAATTCGAAGCAAATATTTTAGATAACCGCAATTGGGTAATAGATTTCGGGGGATTAAAAGAGCTTAAAACTCTAATCCAAGAAACATTCGATCACAAAGTTGTAGTAGCAGAAGATGATCCATTTTTGGATTGGTTCCGACGAGGGGATACAATGGGAATCCTCGATCTTGTGGTCATGCCGCAAGTAGGTTGTGAGGCTTTTGCATGGCAAGTTTATTCAATGGCGGACACTTGGCTCGTCGATAATAAGCAAACCCCAAGATGCAAAATTGCTCAAGTAACCGTTCGAGAACATGGAGCAAATTCTGCAACTTTTATCCCATGAAAATTCTCACATGGTTTCAATTTCAAAATGCGGTTGCGGTTATCGCAAGACACTACGAAGGAAGGGCTTTTAATGGAATATATGGAGTTCCTAGAGGGGGTTTACCTCTAGCAGTTACTCTCAGTCATTATTTAAAATTGCCGCTTTTGGATGCTCCAGAAGATGACATTTTAATCGTTGATGACATCTACGAAACAGGCAGGACACTCAAAGAATTTAAAAGTTTTGACGGGTGCGCCTACACAGTTTGGATAACTAAAGATGTTCCGACTTTTTACTTTGCGGCAGATGCAGCAACAAAAAACGAATGGGTTGTTTTCCCTTGGGAAGACCCCTCTCAAGCTCAAATAGACATGGAGGATTATTATGCTTCGCATTAATGAAATGTTTTCAACTATTCAGGGGGAAGCAACTTACACGGGAACACCATCGCTCTTTATTCGTTTACAAGGTTGTCCCGTTGGATGCTCTTGGTGTGATACGAAACATACTTGGCCCAAGGGAAAAGAAAATAAGAAAATAACTTGGGATGAATTAGCACTTAAAACAAAGGATGCTCCTACTTTTGCAGAGATACCAGCAGCCAATCTCGTTGAATTGGCTAAACAGTATAGACCTCGTCATTTTGTTTTGACTGGAGGGGAACCATGCGCTCAAGATATATATTCTTTAACCGAGGGATTATTAAAAGTTGGTTCAGTTCAAGTAGAGACTAGCGGCACTCACAATGTCGATGTAGCTCATGGGACTTGGGTTACTGTTTCTCCTAAAATTAATATGGGTGGAGGATTAATGGTATTGCCTCAAGCTCTTTTAAGGGCTGATGAAATAAAAATGCCAATAGCAGATCAGCAAGATATAGATAATTTAGAAAAGCTTATTCGTACTGTAAATTATCAGAATAATTCTTATGTCGGGGGTCGAATTTGGTTACAGCCTGTCAGTCAAGGAGATAAGGCGACCGAATTATGTGTTGAAACTGCGATGAATAGAAATTGGAGAATATCTATACAGACTCATAAATATATGGGGGTCAGGTAATAAATTGTGCAAATTAAACTATCAGAATTTGCAAAAAGCTTAGGAGTTAGTCCTCAAGCAGTACGAAAGGCTATCAAGGAAGGAAGATTAAAAAACGGGGTATTCAAGGGGAAAAGGGGATATCTGATCGAGCCAGAGATAGCGATAAATGAATGGAGAGAGAATACAAACATAAGCCAGCAACGGCCTTCAGAAATAATAAGTAAGTCAAAACTGAATAAGCTTGAAGACCTTCCCCCGAACATCAACTACACAAAGGCTAGGGCAATTGGCGAGCAATTTAAGGCCAAATTGTTGGAACTCGAATTTAGAGAAAAAGCAGGACAACTTCTCAAAGCCAATGATGTAAAAATGGCTCAATTCAAAACAGTTAGATTAATTAGGGATGCTATTGAAAATATTCCAATTCGTATTGTCTCCGAAGTAGCTGCTGCTGCTGGTATTGAATCCCCCGAAATGAGACATGAAATTATGCAAATTATGCAGAGGGAAATAAAAGAAGTTCTAACCCAAATCGCAGACACCAATGGCATTAGCTAACGCATTTAACCTTGTTTGGAGTGCTACTTCAGACGCAATAAGACCTGATCCTCTACTTACTGTGAGCGAGTGGGCAAATTCTTATCGGATTCTTTCAACAAGAGCCAGTGCAGAAGCTGGAGTCTGGAAAACCTCCCGAACCCCGTATTTAGAAGAAATAATGGACAGCCTTTCGGCAAGCAGTGTCGTTGAGAAGGTTGTATTTATGGCGGGCGCACAAATTGGTAAAACTGAGGCCGGAAACAACTGGATCGGGTACATAATTGACATAAATCCCGGACCAATTCTTTCAGTTCAGCCGACCCAAGATATGTCGAAGAGGAATTCTAGAACCCGTATAGGGCCATTAATAGAAGAGTGCCCTCGGCTAAGAGAAAAAGTAAGAGACCCAAGATCACGAGATAGTGGAAATTCATTACTTCAAAAAGAATTTAATGGCGGCATTTTGGTCATGACAGGAAGTAATTCTGCCTCAGGATTGCGTTCTATGCCAGTAAGGTTTTTATTCCTTGACGAATGTGATGCTTTTAGCGGTGATGTGGATGGAGAGGGTGATCCTTGTGCCTTAGCAGAAGCTAGAACTCGAACATTTAGCCGCCGAAAAAGTTTTTGGACTTCAACTCCTACTGTTGCAGGGAGATCAAGAGTTGAGAAAGAATTTTTAGAAGGCGACATGAGGATATTTGAAATTCCTTGTCCTCTTTGTGGTACTTATCAGCAACTTACATGGGATGGAATTGTCTGGGAAGACGATAAACCTGAAACGGTGAGATATAAGTGTTCACACTGCGAAGAAAAATTTGAAGAGTATCACAAAAATAAATTTCTAGGTCTTGGTCAATGGAAACCACAAAATCCAGACGGAAAATTTCGCTCATATCAAATTTCGTCATTATATTCACCCCTTGGTTGGTTCAGTTGGAGGGAGTGCGTTGAAAAATATATAGAGGCCTCAAAGAGCGATGAATTAATGAAAGTCTTTCAAAATACTGTCCTCGGTGTGGCTTGGGCAGACAGTGGAGAGGCTCCAGAATGGGAAGATTTATATAATCGAAGAGAGCAATATCAAATAGGAAAATGTCCTGAAGGTGTTGTTTTTATTACTTGCGGAATTGACGTTCAAAAGAACAGAATTGAGATGGAATTAGTTGGATGGGGACGCAATTTAGAAAGCTGGAGCCTTGACTATATTGTTCTTTCGGGCGATACAGCAGAAGACCAAATTTGGGAAGAGCTTACAAAGCAACTAGAACTCACACTTGAAACGCCATCAAGTTTGAGACTTCCAATACGAATGACGGCTATAGATACGGGTTATAGAACTCAAGAAGTTTATAGATGGGTCAGAACGCAATCTCCAATTAGAGTTATGGCAATAAAAGGCCGTGAATCTCAATCAACTATCCTCGGTCAGCCTAGCCCCGTTGAACTGACAGTAAGGGGAAAGAAAATAAAATCAGGAATCAAGGTTTGGCCCGTTGGAGTTAGTGTTGCAAAGTCTGAACTGTATGGATGGTTAAGAAGAAAAAAACCGACGGGAACAGAAGAAGAATTGCCGACTGGATGGTGTCATTTTCCACAACATTCTGAGGAATTTTTTAAACAACTAACAGCCGAGAGCATGGTGAGCAGAATTGTCCGTGGATACCAGAAATATCAATGGGAAAAGATGCGAGAACGCAATGAGGCTCTTGATTGTCGTGTTTATGCTAGGGCCGCTTTTGACGCAATAGGGGCACAACGTTGGACAGAAGAAAGATGGGTACATGAAGAAAGTCAAATAGGGCAAGACTTGTCCCAAAGTGGCTCAAAACCAGTAAAAAACAGCCCAAACTCGATCAAAAGGCGGCGTTCATCTTTCTTATGACCGTATAGACTACAAAAGGAGTAACTGAGAGACCATGTTTACAGAAGCAGGACTAGCAGCAGTCGAAGAAGCCATCGCAGGAGGTTATCTTCGCGTCAAATATGACGATAAAGAGGTTTGGTATAGAGATTTGAAAGATCTCTTACAAACTAGAGATTTAATTCGAAGCAAACTCGGAACAGGAGTTCA